CGACTCCGTTACGGACGAAGGTCCCTCTTTCTGTAAGATAAGGTACATTGAGTACAGTACGTTTACTTGTACGGTCTATGACTTTACCTGTCTCGTTGTCTCTGAGAGTCCAGTTACCCTGCAGTTTCTTTGTAAGAGACCTGTTGTTAAGGATAGCTTCCTTCTGCTCTTTGTATGAAAAACGTTTCGTATCTTTGTAGGAAGGATTATCCAACTCCAGGGTATATCTCTGATTGGATAAAGGAAAGCGTTGTTTAACAGCGTCTATAGAATAATCAAAAATCTGCTGTCTACGGTTATCGTAGTCGTCGAAAGACGTAAGGACACCTTTATCTTTCGATAGGGTGTCCGAGATAAATTTCATCCCCGTTGAAGCAGGGGGAGTCGAAGGATTGATAGGCATTAAACACTCCCGAGTAATTCCTGAAGTTCTGGATCATCTACGGCAGCAGAAACTGTAGGAGCTTCCGTTCCGCCCTTTGTGTTCTTTATAATGTCCGCCTCTTTTGTTTTCTTAGATTTCTTAACAGGAGAGGTTGTACGCAGTTTCTGCATAGCCACCATTTCTTCTGGACTGAAAGACGTCTCTGATATATTGACAGGGGCATTATGCATACGAGATACTCTTTCCAGTGTAGCTCTGTATTTCTTAAGGTCCTGAATATTTTTTGAAGCTTCGTCTCCCTGCTCTTTACCTGCCGCATACATAGGTACACTGGCACTGGCTCCGAGAATAGCTAGAGAGGTGGGTACTGGGTTATCCAGAACAGTTTTACCGGCTGTTGCCAGCATGCTCTTGAGTCCGGATGTCTTTAAAATATCCGCTTCCTCTTTTAAAGCAGTCGGCTCTATATTAAATTCACCGAGCATTGACTGTCTGAATTTCTGATTGTATTTAGACCTTAAAGTCTTGATCTGCTCCATAAGTTCTTTTTTCTTTTCCAGGTCTCTGACTTCTTTTAAATCCTGAAAAGCTTTGTGCCCTATAATACCTGAACCCGCAGCTAGACTAGCTCCTATAATAGCAGCATTACCTTTGAGACCTGCCTGTTTACCGAAAACATCTTTGTCGGATGAAATATCTGACTGCAGTTCTTTGAGGGACAGATTTGTTTCAATCTTTTTCTTTTCGTTAAGAGCTTCTTTATTGCCTTTTATCTTATCCTCGAGAGCACTGTAAGCAGCCCCTCCACCTACTCCAACAGCAGTAGCTCCGGCACTTAACCCACCTATTGTTTTAAGGGATGACACATCTTTCTTATGCCCTGAAAGAATCTGAGCCAGAATAGCTTTCTGTTTCAGATAGTCCGTGACGGTCGCACTTCCGGGAACACCTAACTTTTGTGCAGCCTTATACTTCTTATAAGCTTCTTTAAGAGGAACTTTAGCCTCTGAGACTCTCTGTTTAATATTACGGATACGTTGTATATAATCAGCTATATCATCGAAAGAAGAAACTATATCGCCTAGGCTTGCTGTCTTATTCATCTTGGATACCTTCCGGGTTTGTAAATGACAGGTCCATCCATCTCAGGAGTATCCGCCATGACTTTATATCTTTATCGTATATTTTTTCCTCGAACGAAATTATCGCCACCTCGTCCGCAACCTTCTGCATAATCTCTTCCCATTCAACCATATCATCGGGAACACTTAAATTAAACTGCCTGACATGCACAGTCTGTACCATAACGGGCTGCTTCTCTTCGGGATCTGATTCTTTCCTATCGTATATGACCCCTTCGTAAGGAAGCCCTTCAAATGTATTCGGACCGTATTTCTCTTTAAATCCTGAGGGTTGCGTTGTTTCCACCTTGACGCTCCTTCATCTGTTCCATCTTTTTACGTTTGTCCAGATCGGATATAGCCTGCTCCAGTTTCTTCCTGACATACTGGGCCTGAATTAATTTAGTTTCCTGAGAGGATGGTTCCTGTACTTTAGAATGCATTCTACCTGCCAGATAACTGACACCTGCCGGAGCTGCTACAAGTGCTCCTGTATTCGTTAAAGTTTTCTTTATAAGATCCGTAGCTGATCCCGCTACTTTAGGGATGCCTTCCATATATCCTGTATAAAATGCCATCTTGTCCATTGTATATAATCCTTATATTATTGTAAAAACCCTTTAAACTTATTTAATATAGGCCCTGTCAGCCCTGAATTCAATATAGCCCCACCGATCATCCCGTAATTACCCATCTTTGATTTCATCGCAGGAGGTTGTGAGAAGATAGTTCCCATTATGTTACCCAGCCCCAATCCGGCTACTGCGCCTACTCCTACCCTTGCCAATCCTTTAGCGATATCCATACCGCTTATCATTCCTGAATCTTCGGGGCTGGCATTATCTATTCCTGCCACCAGTCGGGCTGTGAGGTCCGGTCCTAATATAGGAGCCTGTGTCTGTAGAAGATCCATAGAACTCATTTTAGGAATAGTAGGGTCTCCTATAAATTCTATAGCCCGTACTTTAGGTAATACAAAATCTTTACCAAGAGCAAAATCATTAGGGTTTCCATACGGAGAGTGTGAAGGTAATCCATAATCAGCAAGCTTCTGTAAAAGATTTTCTACCATGGTAGACTTTTCAATCGTGGTAGACTTTTCAGAACTTATCTTAGGAAATCTATCTAAAGGTAGTTTATTGTTGAACAGAGGGGCTGAAAGATCTGATAAACTCCCTGTGTCCTCAAACTTCTTGTATGATCTCTGAAAAGGTTTGATTGTCTGTGTTAATGGAAGGGCTGCTCCTACCGCTCCGCCTATTCCTGCTAACCAAGGTTCCATCTTATCTCTCCTCTTAATATAATCCTGCCACGCCTGATTCTGCATCCCCGGATTATCTTTATGTGCTTTACGGATATGCATTCCGGCGAATTTATCCGACAGATATCTGTATCCGTACTTAGTTCCGAAATATCCAACTGTACCCATAAGCAGAGATCGTACAGCCGGATTGACTGTAGCTTTATTAAAAGCGCCCTGGATATCGGGGAGAGTAAGATCCCCTATTCCAGCTTCTTTATTTATAGGTGCATTCTGCATTATCGTATATTCATTTCCTGAGGTGTTCCCTGTTGTAATCCTATCCCTAGTTGATCTCGAGGTATATATCCTTTTGTAGGTCCGGCGTAATACATTCCTCCGCCTCCGGGCATATTCTGTCCTTGTGCCTGTCCTTTTCCTCCGCCTCCGAACAACATGGAACCTAAACCTAATGCTCCTATACCTCCAAGTACCCAAGGCATCGTCTTCAGTATAGTTTCTTTACTGGGAGTCATAGACTTAATTCCGGATTTTATATCACTCTTAGCTGTATCGAAAGGATGCTGTATATAATTTAAAGTCTTATGAGCCGCCTCTGGACTCATAACAGAAGTCATTCCTTTTCCTAAAACAGTACCTGCGGCATTTATAGTATTACGCGGTAGATTGGCAACGTTATCTGCATATCCCTGCGCTGTATTATTCGCAAAACCGGCGACACTGCCTGGTTTTGTATATGCCCCTCCGGAGTAATCTGTAACCTTACCACTGGGACGCATAGAAAATTGTGCTCCTGACTCCGCCTGCTTCTGCAGACCTGCAGTATATGCTTTAATAAAAGCAGACTTCCGCATAGCGGGATAATCCGACTTAACTCCGTATCCTAATAGAAAAGCTTCTTTATTCATTATATTATACTCCGCCTGGAGGGATTTGTCCCTGCCTGGTTAGATTGACTCCGGTCTGAGCAGCCTGTTGTTCAAGCTCCTTAAGTTTAGATGTCACCATAGCATGGAGAGCATCGTCCGAATGTTTAAGATTAACCAACTCACTTCTTCGTGTAGTCGGATCCATTGTTAATATTTGCTGAGCGATCTGTTCTGCCTGTATCGCCATTTCATCTAGAGACTGAGGTCCACCCATAGGGGTAGGTCCTGCTCCCATAGGCATAGCTCCACCCATCTGGGATTCACCTGGCATCGGCATAGACATCCCACCCGGAGCCGGTCCACCCATAGAAGCCATATCCATCGGCATTCCCGGAGGAGGCATTCCACCCATTCCACCCGGTGCAGGTGCGGGCTGATCCATCATAGCCTGCCCCTCTTGATCTTTACCTGTACTTCTGGCAAGATCTGCAGCCTTCTCGTCGAACATCTGCTGTTCCAGAAGAATCTTATCGACTTCGTATTCGTAATCGATATTGAAAGCACTGAGGGCTGTCTGATTGGATACTTTGTTAGCACCCAGTAAATTTAGTTTGGTCTGTCTGACAAGATCATCTTCCAATACTGATGTTCTGGTAAGTTCTGCTCCAAGATCCTCCCACATCAGATGTTTACTGCATTGTCCCATCATCCAGTCCAGCCAGTTATTCATCTGCGAGATAAAATGTATCCAAGTTCTTTCGAACATTCTGAGACCTATTGGAGGTCCTCCCTGTACAAGGTTACCTGAATAGAATTCCTGAGGTATCCCCATTGAATTAAGAAGTTCGTCCAGAGCAAGCTGAAGAAGTTCTGTAGGTGCCAGATTCTTAGCCTCTCCACCCAGAGCCTGATATTCCACAGGGTATGGGATCGAGTGTATAGCTGTAGGATCCTTGCGATGCTGTTTTATCATCCCTTCGACAGAACGCATGAAGCGTCCGCTGTCGATAGTCAATAAAGGGTCGTTACCCGGGCCACTGCCTTTACGGGTACCCGGAGAAATAAATCTAAAAGGAACGATCATATCCATGGCGATGGCTTCGTTGTACTTAGTAAGCATCTGCAGATGGATGACCTGTTCGAAATTGGAAAGGAACGGAGGAAGTCCCCAGCCGTTCATCTTTGTAGTAAGAGAAGCTGCGGCCTCGCATTTGATATGATAGATCTCGCCCTTCTTGAACATAAACTTTTCGTCTTTAGCGATAGCATCCAGTATCTCCCATGGAGTATGTTCCAGATACATCTTATTACCGCTTGTAATGTATCCTCTGACCTTACTCTGCGGTTCGTAGTAATATCTGGTCTCTCCGCTGATATCGTGGTACTCCAACTCTATTGATCGTGGGTTCCAGCGGGTTATTCTGAGGTCGTCCTGTTCGTTAGGTATATCCTTGACAAGGAACTTACCCTTCTTATTACACTTAGGGCAGGGGCCTTCGAAGCCGAAATCAGCCCACTCGTACTTTACCTGCTCTATAGGATGCATTGTCTTACAGTTTTTACATATAAGATTACGATTGAAAGGTCTGTATACAGAAGTGAATGAATTACCGTATGCCATGAGATCGTCCCCCATAAGGGACATGACATCCAGAATGTGTAGATTGTCTGTAAGGAACTCCGCATACTTCTTCTTGATATTAAAATCGGAAGTACCTGTTATCTCTACTTTTGTAATGAAGTAGCGAACAGCCCGCTGGATGGCTTTGGAATATACTCCCTGATGGAGCCATAGATATTCCGCCCAGTTGAATACTTCTTTTAGATTCCTCGGGTAATGAGCTCTGGCATATGTAGCGAAAGGACTGCCGAAGTCTTTCTGTCCGATAATATCCTGTGTAAGACTGAAAGGATTGGATTGTGAATAGTTAGCCATTATAGTCCCTCTTTGATGATAGATGCGGCTGTGTCTATACAGGATCTTAAAGTATCCGGCAGTTCAACAGCTTCGGAGGCAGTCTTCATCTCTCTCTTGTTATAAGATAAAAGTTCCTTACAGAGGGAACAGTAGTCTGTCCCGTCTGCGACGGTATTACTACAATGCAGACATACTCTGCGTTCATCGTTCTCTTTAGCTATCATTTTTTCCATCCACAAGTAAAACTGTTACTTTCTTAGTTGTATCCGGGAACATAAAAGATATTCCAACCGAATACGCTCTTACTGTATTATTGTCGAACTCGACATCAAAACCTACATCGTTCCGCGGCGGGCTGTATAGCATAACCGATCCATCTGTTTCCGCTATCAGAACAAGTGTTATTCCGGAAAAGAATACTTTCTCGTACGGCACTGTCGTTTCTCCGAAATCTCCCGAGAATGTCACCATCGTTACAGGAACATACTTCTCTACCGGTATATCTTTCTTCTTAGACGTTCTCTTTCTCTTCTTAGTGACAGGCTCTTCTACAACAGCCTCTGTTGGAGAAAGAATCTCCTCCGCCTCGTGGACACCTCTATCAGGAGCAGTAGAGCTATCCGGCGGAGGAGATAAAAAATTAACCTCTGGAACAGTGTCTTCTCCTGTCTTCTCGACTCCGTCCTTATCCATATTAAATTTCTGTACTGTTACTTCGGGATACTTCATATATTCTCCCGGGCCTCCAAATCCTCCGAGGCCTGATGTTTCCGGAAGTACTGTACGTCCCATATCCCCTGATTCATATTTTCCAGGGGTACTGGACTGCTCTTTGAACACACCGCTCCTGTTAGTCTGTACAAAATCTCCTGACATATTAATCTCCTGTTATTTTTAGTACTTCTTCAATTCCCATGGATTAGGTTTAAAGTTAGCCTCTCCTATATCAAAATCTATAGGCCCATCTGTACTTGCTCTGAATCTATTTTGATATGAAGGTTCATCTTTATATTGTCTGTTAGGTAGCATATCCAGAGGTCTCTGACGGGGATTAAAAGCTCCATACTGCTGATTAGCGTCTGGGGCTTTAGTCTTACCTGCTATAAGTTTATTGATCCATTTGTACATCTCAGGGCTGTAGAATCCACCGAGACCGCCTAAACCTGCTCCAGCCAAGGCTCCCTTCATTCCGCCCATAGCGTAACCACCGAGACCACCTGCTACTGCGCCTCCAGCTCCTAGAAGCATCTTCTTGTATTTAGGATCGGCCCATATCTTCTCTAGAAACTTCATATCCAGAGCCAGCTTTTCTGTAGCTTCTTTATCGAGTGCCCCGGGTTCCCCATAGTGCTCTCTGTATATAACTAGAGCTTCTTTAGGGTTGTGGTATGCGAAGTAAAACGCTGTCTTATTCATCTTTTATATCCTTTATAGTAGTATCATTGTAATAAGGCATTGTCGGTAAAGTGCCTTCTTCGAACTGTCTTAGTATCTCCAGAGCTTCCTCTGGTAATTCGAACAGACTATACGGGTCTTTCGGTATAGTCTGTTTAGCTATCTTTTCTTCAGACATTATTTCTTTTCAGCATCTATGCTTTTCTTAACAGCGTATCCGACACCTGCAGCTGGAGCTGCTACTGCTGTACCACCTACCAGTTGTCTAATTAACTTGTCTTTATTAAATTTCTTAGGTTCGGCAGATACAGCTTTAGTTTTATTTAATTTATCAAGTACAATCTTTAAATCATTTTTAACTGCATTAGCGGCTCCCCTTCCAACAGCTATAGGAGCATCTATCAATGCTTTCTTAGTTCCTTGGACTGCTGCATTGACTCCCTTACCTACCTGTTTTCCACTATTCAAAGCTAACTTCCCACTTTTGAGAGCTCCTTTACCCGCTAATTTCCCACTTTTTAAGCCTAGTTTCCCGCCTCCTATAATAGCGCCCCCCAGCCCTTCCAATGCCAGACCTCCAGCCTTAAAAGGAATTTTAGCGACATCTGTAATGAGTCCAGATTCTTTGGTAAGGTTATCAAGCTCCATATATCCCGTATAAAATGCTATCTTATCCATTATTTATCCTTATCTTTCTTCTTCCCTTTAGTTGCCTGAGCAATACCTGCACCAGCTGCTACTACTCCTGCACCAGTACCATATCTAACTAACTTCTGCATGTCTTCTGCATTAGCTACATCTGCACCTGCTTGTGTTAAAACAGGCGGGGGCACATATCTTCCTGTAACGGCCTTAATCTTTTCTAGAGCTTCTCTCAATTTATTAACGTTAGCATTGCCCATATGTTTTGCATAGCTTTTAGCCATCTGTATAGGCCCGGCTTCTTTTTCGATGACATCCATATATCCTGTGTAAAATGCTATCTTATTCATTTCTTATCCTTTAAATTTAATAATTGCTGTTGATATAATATACCTGTTAATTTATTCGTATACAATATTTATTGTGTTACAGTTAAAAGAAAGTCGTTAAACTTTCTTTTTATAGATTCTTCTGTACTTATCAAGTATCTCTTTTACTTTCGGATCGTAAGGGCAGGGCTGTCCCGTCAGTTGTCTACGTCCTTTATCGCTTACAGATTTAACAGCAGATCCTTTGTAAGGGCCTGTTCCGTCTCTAACTCCTCGTATTGCATTACTCATTTTCTTACCTTTAGTTAAAAGAAGGGGTTATACCCCTTCTGTTTATTTATCTCTGGACATATACTTCGATGCTTCTTTCAAATTATCGAAGTATACAGCCCCATTATTCTTCACCATAGTAGCTACAGCCCCAAGAGACTTCAACTGACCCTCTGTGAACTTCCGGTCACCATCCTCTGTTAATATTACCAGAACTGTTCTGTCGGGACGTTTGTTGCTGTCATCAACTACTTCAGCAACAGCATAAGAACCTGTCATCTTAGGAGTTATTGTATACAAGCAGTAGTCACATATTTCTCTCTGCTTCAATTCCTCCCGCATACATTCAAGTGTCCCGTCGTCTTCGACCACCGGATTATAATAATCCAGCCCGTCCTCACTAAGATGTATCATCATTCTATTCCGCCAGGTACTTTCGTTACAAGTACCTCCTAGAAATACATGCTTCTTAACATGTACTACAGCCCCGGCACCTATTATAACTCCGGCACCTACTTCAGCCCCTTCCTGTATTATAGCTCCTATACCTATTTCAGCCTTCTTACCTATTATAGCTTTGGAATGTACTACAGCCCTAGCTATTATAACTCCCTCGTGTACGACAGCTCCGTCACCTACTATAGTCTCCGCAAGTATTTCAGACCCCGCACCTATTTTAGCCTCTGCGTATATTTTAGACTTAGCATTTATTATAGCTCCGTCACCTACTATAGCTCCGGTACCTACTATAGCTCCGGTATATATTATAGCCCCGTTACATATTTTAGCCTCAGAAGCTATTTCAGCCCCCGCATACACTATAGCCCCTTTACATATTTTAGCTTTAGAATGTATTATAGCTTTAGAATGTATTATAGTATGAGCGCCTATCTCAACCCCTTCATGTATTTCAGCTCCTTCTTCTATCAGGGCTGTTTTATGTATTATAGCTCCTTTGTATATTCTTCTAGCTTCCTCTATTGGTAGAATCATATTTTCTCCTTTCATATTCTCAATTAACAAACAGATGCGTTAACAACACATTGTACCGGAGTTTCTTCGAGCTCGATAAGCTCTATATGTCCATTACACATATACACGGTACCGCATCCCATGCACTTTACGTTATAAGCAAAATCGGCGTCTATATGACAAGAAGCGCCGCATTTACAATGGATATCCATACAGACATCTGTACCTTTCCATTGTATCCAACCGTGTGGCTTATCTTTGTACATCTCCTGCATATCCCATGCTTCTTTAGCATTCTTTGCTTTCTTCATAATCCCTCTCCTTTATAAGTTTTTTGTTGCATTCTACACTATAATCGAAACTTTTAATGTTAATTGAAAAACTACAATCTTTAAAAGTATATATGCGTCCCTCAGTTTCTATTTTAATAGTATTGAGTATTCCGCTAAATTCGGCAAATGTAAGAGATTCACAAGAACTTCCCGGTTCAAATGATATCATTTTCCCAGCTACTTCTGTATCATTTCCTATCTTTAATTTATCTTTCATACTCCTCCTTTAAATTAGAGTTATATATTTCTAGTATATAATGCCAATAAAAGGAGATTAATTAAGCTTCTCCTGTGTTATCTTGCTCTGCTTGTTCTTAGGAAGTTTCTTCTCGATACGGAAGCTTAGAAGCTTTCGACCGTTGACTGTGGGCTGTCCCAGTTCGTCTGTCCCTATATCTTTAACTTCCATCCGTTTGTTCTTGAACCTTCCGCCTAAAAGAATATCTCCTTTATTTATATCCAGGTCCAAAGCAGTCTTACCTATATATCCCATGTAGTATGCTGTCTTGTGCATAGATCCTATCTTTCTGAGTTTGGATAAAGCGTCTGTATCGAATCCTACTGTAGTCTCCGCAAGATACTTGAGTCCTTCTCTGGTCTTGAAGAAGTCGTAGGGTATAACAGCCCTAAGAGCCTCTTTAGCTTTACGAGCCTTAGCACTCCTACTCTGCAGCTGGGACATAGTAAGTCCCGTAGCTCTGGCATAGTCGTGTATGTTTCCTGCGAAGTTACGGAAGGAGGCTGTCTTGTTCATTTCTTTTCTCCTTCTTATCTCTGAGTATATCTATAAGTTTGTGTACAGAATATCCTATAGGAAGACTCGCCAGCCCCAACAGGCCTGCTCCCCTCAATGTCTTCATACGTTTAGCATTCCTGATAAGTCTAGGTAAATGTGTCTTCCTTAACTTACCTGCTCCTTTAGACATATTCCTGAGTAACTGCCTGCTCCTTATAACCAGATCCTTTTCAGATACCTTGTCATCAAAAATAACTTTAATCCATTCCTCGGGAGTCTGGGCCATAGATACTCCCTTATACTTACTCGCCAGTATTTTATTACCTTTATTCCACCAATCAAGATCCACATGCGTCATACGTTCTAAAGCTTTTTTCGAATCTCCCGGAAAATCTTTCCACAACATGTTGGGTATAGTACCTGGCTTGGATATTAATTTAAATTCTAAATCCCTTAAAGCATTCTGGGCTGGGTGTAATATAAGTTTAGAAGGTAAGCCCAGAGATTCGAATAAAGAAGATGTACCGCTACTTCCTATAATGGTATCACTGATACGCTGGGTGGCAATATATGCATCTCTGGGGAGTCTGTCGAAACCTATAATATCCGGCAGTTTATGCACTAAGCCTCCCAGAGGACTTGTCCCTCCCGCCATTACAGCCACTATCTGTACATCATCCAGTCTGCCTATCTTCTTAAGGGCTGTTCTTAATTTCAAAGCTCTGTATGCCACCTGGTCTCCCCGGCCTGACCCTACTATTGTAACAATACGTTTATTACCTATGTTTTTAAACAACATGCTATTCTTGGGGCTGATAGCTACATCGGGGTTATTAAGGATTATCTTGTTAAGAGCATCTACTTTACTTATAGTGGAGATTTTCTTAGTCACACCTATATCCAATAAAGAAGGGCCCTTATCCGATGTCATCAACTGCTTCATATCTTTAGCTGTATCTCCAGTATCTCCCCAGGTTATCATTTTATCTTTAATCAGTGGCTTTTTATGATTTCTTATAACCTTCTGTTCTTTATAAGGAGTGGTTTCTGCCATTTCACCTGCGTCTGTTAAGTATCCCACATATCCTCCAGGAGCTATTTTACGACTCACATTACTTACTTGATGTCCTCCTATAAGTCTTCGAAATGGGTTCTCAATAGCTCCTGAATCTACGGCAGCTCCCATCCCTGTGGAGAAATACAGATCGAAAGGAGTATTGGATAGATTGGCAGGGACCAGCCCTGCTTTACCTCTTATGTCTTTAATAAGTTTAACTCTTTTATCATTAGCTGTTAGACCCTCTAGCATATTTTCCAGGACTTTCCCCGGAGTCTTATGTCCCGCACCCCACTGAGCTTGTTCCCCCCAAGACAGCCCTACATTAAGAGGACGCCTGATAGTTCCTACTCCGTGAGCTGCAAGTCCTGTACCACCTACTAATCCGGCGGCAGGTATGATTGTATTATCTGCTATACCTTCGGAAGCTTTCTTAAGAACAGATTTCTCTCCCTGTTTCCTGCGTAACAAAGCAGCCAGTCCCAAGATAGTCATAGCTCCTCCGGCAATAACAGCTCCCAGCCCTGCCTTTTTAAGTTTAGGGAATATTTTGTTTATAGTCGGATTGATAGTCTGTGAATATACGGAAGACCACCCACGTAAACTATCTTTAGCACTCCCCCCTATCTGCAAAAAAGCATGTCTTAATTTATCCACTACCTTTTTGTAAGTTTCCGGACTCATCTTATTAAGTTTGGATAATCTTGCAGATAGGGGAACATCCATATCACTTAAAAATTTGTAATGTTCCGGTATATCTTCTCCGAAAGCATCCCAGATATGCTTATTGAACATATACTTCTTAGTAGCTTTTTGATTGGACTTATAGAACATATTGTAATGGTGTAGAAGACTATTTTTTTCATCTGTAATATGCTTAGTATTGTAAGCGGCGTCCCAGATTTCCTGAGGGATATTAGATCTTGTCAACCGCATCGCTTTAAGTGTGAGCTTATCTCTTAAAATAGCCGCATTAGCTCCAGCAGATACTTTACCCTTTATAGCCCAGAGGGGGACAGGCATGCCCAGTATCTTACTGCGCAGAGTCTCCCGACCTCCTTTAACATACTTCTTAAGAGCTTTGTTATAGGAAGCCAGACTGGGAACTTCAGTATCTCCCAATAGACCTGTACCTCTTTCCCAGTCTGTCAGGTGCATCCCGATATCCTGTATATCTCGGGATGCTTTCCCTGCGGCCAGGCCTGCTCCTGTTAGGCCAGTACCTCCAAGAATGTAGGATAATTCCTTTTTAGTAACAGCCGGATCTTTTTCAATAGTATTCATATTATACCTTAGGAGGGTTTTTATCTCCTGTAAGGATTTGATATCCTTCAGGATCTTTTCTTTTAGCTTTGTTATTGAAGTTAATAGCCTTATGTTTGAGAGGCCCTACATTCTCTTTACGATATGTTGTCCACAGCATCTTATATTTATCTAGAAGATCTGTTCTTTCTTTATCGTATTCTCCGGACATATATCTACCTTTAAAAGGGCTTTCATTGGATAATCCCTTGACGTAATTCATCTTACGGGTATTCTCCAGAGCGCCTCCGGCCTTATATCCTCCGTAGGCTGACCCGCCTGTGAGAACTATTTGAGCAAGTGCTGCCAGAAGGGGATGCTTTATTTTCCCAGCCATTTTAAGTCCGGCTACAGATCCTCCGACACCTCCGGCAATGGCTCCGACATCTGAATAATTCTTACCTTTTCTTGTAAACTCCTGCTGCTCCGGATCGATCTCCGACAGCTTATTCATGTACGCTTGATAATATGCTAGTTTGTTCATTATGTCACCTTTCGTGCTATTTTATGTCTCTTCACGAAGAATGCAGACTCGCCTCTGGATTTAAGGAGCTTACCCATATCTTCGAAACTAATATAACATTCACTATCCATACCCCAGCCCTTACCCCAGCTGTTGTGCAGTGTGAATCGTTCCTTCTTAATATTAACTGCGTTACAGAGTATACAATGTCCGCCTAATCTGTCTCCGGTGACTTTGATGTATCCTTCGCTGTTGGGGCTGTACATTCCCTTATACCACGGTACTCCCAATACAGCAGGTCCGTTGTATCCTACTCCGAGCATCAGGTCTTCCAGCCCGAATCCCCATCTATAGCTTTCCATCCATCCCAGCTTGTGTGCTATCTTGACACCTGCCAGAACACTGGAGCCTTCGTAGACAGGAGAGGCTCCGGGATAACTTCCTCCGGGCCATCTGTCTATCTTCTGCGCTTCCCAGTATATCTGTTCCTTAGCATACTTATGAGTAAGCCCCTGTACTTCCGCGGGACGGGCTGCTAATTCATGCGCTATTCCATGACCCACACAACTCCCCTCATTTTTCTGATCCAGCCATGCCCTGCATCTCCATGTATAGGAGCGGGGTTTCTTCGCTGTCAGGATATCTGTTATAGGGAACTGTTTACTTCTTTCATCAAACTTCTCTATACGGTCCAGTCTTATATCTTCGGTAGTACCTTCTTTAAGTTTTATCGACATTATATTTTCCTATAGTTAAAAGAAGGGGTGTAACCCCTTCTATAAATCTTACTACTTTACTATTACTCTTCTTCTGTTTCGACTTCCTGCTCTGGTATTGGAGTATCGTTGAGAGCATCCGGATACATCTTTAATAGTTTTTGAAGGGCTGAATAGACTATCTCTTCCCCTTCGTGCGGATCGACTCCCAGAGACTTATAAAACTCGTGCGCATTGTCGTCGTCCAGATTCTCCTGTGTGGCCATAAAGTCCAATATCATTTTGATATCATCAGGCCCCGGGTCTCCCAGCGTACTCTCCTCTTTAGCATCGTCTTCCATGTCTTCGAGTCTATTGTAGTAATCAGGTATCTCGTCTAGATGATCCTGTGAGATCTCTTCTGCTACATCGGGTGTATCTGTATGTTCCAGCTCTACAGCCCGACCCTTCTGAGTCTGCTCTTCTATCTTCTCCGGATCTACCTGCTTCTCCTGTGCTATATCCTGTGTATCCTTACCGTCGGCTTTACCGCCTTCTATAAGTTCTTTCGCCTTCTTATTCATATATCCTTCGTAGTATGCTATCTTATTCATTATTTATCCTTTTTATTTTAGTAAAGAACCTGCTTCAGCAAGTTTGGCTTTCTCGGCTTTTCTTGATATTGAAGACATAATATCAGTAGTATCGATAAGCATCTTTCCTACTTCTGTATTCAGCCCCTTCTTCTTCATATCTATGAGTTGTTTTGCGGCTGCTGAAATATCCTTATGCCCTCTGGGAAGATTAAATGTCTGTTTGGCAGAATCTAAAAATATAGGTATAGCTCCTTTAAAATGTTTATCCTTACCTTTAACCTTTTGAAGTAATCTTCCCATAGTTTTTAGATACATATCTGTTCTGGAGGCTTCCTTATTCATATATCCTTCGTAGTATGCTATCTTATTCATTTATTTATCCTGTAGTTAAAAAAGAGGATAGTTCCTCTTTTAATATATTACGTAAAACCAGCCCGACTCTTCATCAAATATCAGGGCTACACATCCTGTATAAGACGATGCTTCTCCACGATTCTTTTTGTCATTAATATATGTAACTTCCATAGGTCTATTTATACAAGCTTCAGGATTATTAGATACATAATCTCCTACACTTATCTGTCCTTTATGTCTAACATGCTGCCCCATCTCATTATATAATGTACAATGCATAATAGCTCCTGTTTAACATATTACAAAAAACCAGCCCCGCTCTTTAACGAATGTCAGAGGTATACTGGGTCCTCCCATAGTTGACACCGCTTGTCCAATTCCCTTCTTGTTATTAACATATGCAACTCGCATAGCTGTTACGAAAAGACCGGGATTATCAGATATTGTATCTCCTACACATATCTGGCCCCTGTGTCTAATAAGTTGTCTCGTCTCATTATATATATTAAATAGCATAATAGCTCCTGTTATAAACACTATATATATAATATATAGTTACTTCTTAGTTTTCCATATCTTATTGACTTCTTTCTCTACAGCATGCTCTTCCAGCCCCACCTTACTCCAGCCCTTCTTGACTGTCCCTACTTTACTCCATCCCATAATAAAGGAATAGCCTATTGCCACAGACAGTAAGAAGATAGCGAGAGATAGGATTATCCACGCTTTAGGGGGAACACTTTTAAAATCTATTTCCATTGTATATTTCCTTTTTATATTATATAAATATACCCTTTGTAGTAACTTCTTTCAAAGATATTATGTTATCCGGGCTGTAAATATTACTCCTGTCCTATATATCTCCAGCCCACTCTTTCTATAAACCTTATAAGATGTACACTGTGATCAGTGTCATTCATATATTCAACTCCTCCTCTGTCTCCTGTTATCCGGACAACTTTGAGAGGAACACCGTAACACGTTACTTCATCTCCTACAACTAACTGACCTCTATATCTAATACATTGATTCATTTCATTAAACAGTTGACATGTCATGTCTTCCAGCACCAGCCCTTTCCTTCTATAAAATACATATGAAAGTTATATCCATTACGGATATTTTTAATGTTACCTTTATCTTCTTTTAATCGGATAACTTTATAATCACATGTATTGTCTTCCTTAAAACGTATTATATCCCCCAGACAGATCTGTCCCTTATGTCTAACGGGCTGGTTCATTCTATTATACAGTACATATGTCATGTTCCATACCCCCAGCCCACTCCTTCTTTAAACTGTATACTATAAGCATATTTGGAAAGTATATGTTTAATTTCACCTGTACATACCTTTAATGCGACTACTATGTAGTAATTGTCGGTGCCATCCTCAAAATGCACTAAATCCCCTTTACTGATCTGACCCTTGTGTTTAACGGGCTGTCCCAGTTCATTATGTATTAAGAACATCATACTCTACTCCCCAGCCCCAGCCCGTTCCTTCTACAAACTGTATGAAGTAACAGTAGCTGGAATGCTTTAGTTTAATTTCAGCTATATTATCCTTTAATTGGATAACTCTAAACATACGGGTCCAATCGTCACTGAAATGCACTAAATCCCCTTTACTCAGTTGTCCTCTATGTTTAATGGGCTGCTTCATTGCATTATACAATACGTATGTCATATGACTCCCCCAAGAAGGACCACCAGCCCCAGCCCTTACCTTCTACAAAGTCTATATCCCATGTATCTTTATAGCGTTCAATTATGCCTATATCATCTTTTAGATTTATAACCTTATATATTATATGTCCGCTGCTTATAAAATGTATCTTATCTCCTACACTAACCTGTCCCTTATATTTTATACGCTGTCCCATTTCATTGTACATCAAACTAAGTTTTCTCATGTCGTTACCTCCACCCAGCCCGTTCCTTTTATATATCTAATACAGTAGTATACATTTTTATTCCGTGTGTTCTTAATCATACCTATGTTTTTCTTCAGTTCGATAACTTTATAATCACAGGCGTTGCTACTGGAAGTATAAGATACTATATCTCCTACACTGAGTTGCCCCTTGTAATTAATAGTCTGTCTCATCTCATTGTATAGGCTGTATATCATATTACATACCCCCAGCCCGTTCCTTCTACAAACTTTACATCAAATAAATCCCCGTGCATTATATGTTTAATTGTACCTGTATTTCCTTTTAATTTAATAACTTTATAATCACCGAAACTGCTGTTATTAGTGAACCAGACTACATCTCCTACACAGAGCTGTCCTCTATACTTTATAATCTGTCCTAGTTTATTATGCATTTTAGATATCATCTCGTCACATACCCCCAGCCCACTTTTGTAAAGGATACAGGGAATTCATCCCCGAGCTCTGTATATTTAACTATACCTGTATTTTCCTCTAATTTAATAACTTTATATCCCCCAAAGTCGTGGGTTTTAGCGAAATATATTATATCTCCCAGACAGAGTTGTCCCTTATACTTTATAGGTTGTCCCATTTCATTATACATTTTAGTTATCATGCCCTCGATCCTCCTTCTGATTCCCAGCCCCAGCCCACTCCTTCTGTAAACTCTACATGGTCGTAGTATCTATACTTATCCCACGCATGTTGAATTGTACAGAAGCTTCCCTTCAGGTCCATAACTATATAATTACTGGCTATGCCCCCATCAGTGAAGTGTACTATGTCTCCGTTACATAGTTGCCCTTTGTGTATAAGGGGCTGTTTTAATGCATTGTATAGTTTGTATATCATGTCAATAACCAGCCCCTTTCTTCTGTAAACACTATAGGCATTATACCATATGTATATTTAATCCTACCTTCATTTCCCTTTAACTCAATAACAGGGTGCATACCTCCTTCAAGGCTAACTCTAACCTTATCTCCTTTACATATCTGTCCCTTGTATCTAATGGGCTGTTTTAACGCATTATATATTTTCATAAGAACATCCAGCCCCTTTCTTCTGTATACCCCAGATTATATATATTGCTATGTAATCTGCTTTGTACTCTAGCTCTATTTCCTTTTATTCTAATAACTTTATAATTAAGACCGCTATCTGTTCCGGCGCGTATATAATCTCCTAAATCCAGCTGTCCTTTATACATTATACGTTGTCTCATATGATTATACATTATGCTTCTCCTCCCCAGCCCTGTCCTTCTACATATTTTATATCACACGTATTGTGATCCATTATATGTTTAATTGTACCTGTATTATTATTTATGTTAGTTACCTCGTAATCAGGATAGTTCCAGTTTGCAGTACCACTTACCTTATCTCCTACACTGACCTGTCCCTTATGTATTATCTGCTGTCTATTTCTATTGTATAGTCTAAAGCTCATACTGTCACCCAGCCCCTTCTTTCTATATATATTATAGGGTATATACTAAGCCTGTTAAGAAATTTAAGTCTACCTGTGTTCCCTTTAACTCAATAACTTTATGGGGGCAGCTACAGACGTATACTGTATCTCCTACATCTAACTGCCCTTTGTGTTTAACGATCTGTCCTATCTCATTGTATATTCTATACATCATATCACCAGACCCAGCCCCTTCCTTTTATAAACCTTATTCGGCGTACAACAGTACTGTTTAGGGATTTAGCTCTACCTACATATTTCCATATTCTATATACCTCGTAACGATCTTCGCCCCCACGGTTAAAATGTATCATATCTCCTTCACACAGCTGTCCCTTGTGTATAATGGGCTGTTCCAGTTCATTAAGTATATTACTTATAGTAACACCAGCCCTTTCCTTCTATAAACATTATAGGGTGTTTACTCCCTATATTCAATACAAGAATCCTCCCTGCGTCTTCTCTAATATTCAGTACTTTTAAACTTATACCAGCCGGGCTGGTATATACTTTATCTCCTACACAGAGCTGTCCCCTATATATAATAGGTTGTTGCATTTCGTTATATAATGTAGTCATCGTATACCCCAGACCTTTCTTTCTTTTTTAAGGATAAAATAAGGATAGTAATACGGGACTTGAGCCCCGTGATCCAGCATAAATCCCTGGTCATCTCTGTCTATACATATTTTATAGACTTTACTTACATGTTGCTTCATACCACCTACAAACATATTGTTCCAGCCCTTCTCGAAGCTCTCGCAGTCTCCTGTAACCAATACAGAGTCTCCTACCTTCAGTCCGGACGCTTTGTGTCCTTTCAGATATTCTTCTTTACTCATATTGTATACTCCCTTCTATATTCCCATATCCAGCCCCTTCCTCTTATAAAGAATATAGGTATTGTGTAGGCTGTGTTATTATACTGCAGATTTGCCTTAATCCCTTTTATACTCTTTATTTTAGCCGGGAGTATATCA